GTGCTTACTGATACCAAACTGAAAAACCTCAAGCCGCAGGACAAACTGTATAAGGTTTCGGATCGTGACGGGCTGTATGTTGCGGTGCTTACTTCCGGTTCTGTCTCTTTCCGGTACGACTACCGCATTAACGGACGCCGGGAAACTCTGGTCATCGGTCAGTACGGTCGTGACGGTATCAGCCTTGCGGAAGCGAGAGAAGAACTCATTGCTGCAAAAAAACTGTTAAAATCAGGCCTGTCGCCAGCTGCGGCTAAACGTGACGGTATCAAAAAGATCCGTGGTGCTGAGACATTCGCGGTACATACCGACAGCTATATGAAGCACGTCATTCTGGCTGACAGTACCAGGGCGATGAAACAGGCCGTTATCGATCGCGATATCATGCCGGTGTTGGGTAACAAAATGATGGCCGAGATAACCACTGGCATGGTGCGTGACCTGTGCGATCGCATTGTTGAACGTGGCGGCCGGGCTACGGCAGTGCAAGCCAGAGAGATAATCAGCAGCGTATACCGACATGCTAATGACCGCGGGCATGGCCTGTTTAATCCTGCTGCTGATATCAAGCCTTCATCAATAGCCATGTTCAAGCCGCGCGACCGCACGCTGCAACCTGAAGAGATAGGCGTATTCTTCCGGGCGCTGGATAATGTCGGGGCTATGGCCACAATGAAACTGGCATTAAAACTGGTGCTGCTCACCCTGGTTCGCAAAAGCGAGTTCACCCATGCCACATGGTCAGAAGTCGATTTCAAAAAATGGACATGGACGATACCGGCGGAACGAATGAAGGGAAGCCGTGCGCATGTTATCTACCTGCCAAAGCAGGCGCAGGATCTGATGATTGGCCTGCAGATGTGTGCTGGTGGAAGTGATTACCTTTTGCCAGGGCGCTATTCTGTCAGCAAGCCATTATCCAATGGCGCACTGAACAGGCTGATCAATACCACTGTAGAATCGGTGAATGATGCCGGCGGGCATCTGGATGAATTCTCTGTGCACGACCTTCGCCGCACAGCCAGCACGCTGTTGCATGAGGCTGGTTATCCATCTGACTGGATTGAAAAGGCGCTGGCGCATGAGCAAAAGGGAGTGCGTGCGGTATACAACAAAGCAGAGTACGCCAGGCAGCGCGCCTACATGTTGCAGCAGTGGGCGGATATGGTTGATGGCTGGATTAACGGGGAGCACACCGATCTGGTGCCGTTCTCCCCGTCGAAGTTTGAGAAGTGGATGCAGGGTGAGTAACTGCTATTTCTTTCTGCCAAGATAATCACGTTCTGTCTGCGCTGGTGGTGTATTTTTTAATGCCTCCGCCAGCAATTCAACTTCTCCCTGCAATCGTGAAATCTCGCTATCACGCAATACGATTACAGATCTCTGCTCTTCCAGTTGGCGGATTAGCTCCGCCTCATTGAACATGGTCATGCGGCCTCAGTCCTCACAATTGGTACGGAGCAGCCAGGCAGTAACTGCACCGCCGGACCATCGCACTGATTACCCCATACATCAAACCCGTGAGAAGACTGGCGGGCGAACAGCTCAATGCGAGGAATGTCACCCAATAACTGCACCAGTTTTTCGCGGATAAGGTCAGGCTTTCTGGAGTTATCCAGACGCGGAGCCGTAACGTGCTGGCATATTGAAGCATCCATGCGGGCTGGCAATTTGCCACGTACTGCAAACAGGCAGTCTTCGCTGTTCGCCCTGGTCATATGTCCCATGCCGATCGCGCTGTTGCCTTTGTGCTTGTTCGTCTTATGCCAGGTGAATCCCTTCATAGTCATCAGCTTGAAGCCCCACGCCTCGACTACCTTCAGCGCTTCAACCGGCTGCGTCGGCACCCACCACATAGCCAGCAGGCAATCGTCTGCAGCCAAATCCCACACTGGCAGGCGGCAGATATCCAGAGCGTTCATTACCGGGTATTTGAACCCGGCGCCGCGCTCGCCGTCGGCTGCTTTGTCGCGGTATGACCAAGGAGGATCAGCATAAATCAGAGTGTATTTACCAGTCATGCCGCCTCCTGAAGATTCTTCGACTTGATGCTCTGCACCAGGCGTTCAGCAGCAGCTTTCTGCGCGGGAACAGAGGCAATAATCGTTGGACGATCTTTTTCGGTGTTAGCGCAGATACCACCCCAACGTGAAATCAGGAAGAAGTCTTCCATCTCAGAGAAGCCCGCATTGCTCGCCAAATCTTCAATCATCCGGACTATATCGACGATTGAGTGATCAGCCATCAGCCGCTGAACGGCGTAGCCGAAGGCGTTAATCATCACCGCGTGGAACTGAATGTAGTCGCGCTTGTAATCCGCTTGGCTGGTGCCGTGACGAATCGCCTCGATCTGCGTCAGGGCCAACCAGGCCTCCCAGATGGATTCGATGTCGCCCATTTCCAGCGGCTTACTGCTAGCGTTGGCAAACTTTGCCGTCGCGTCACTCAGCGCTTTGAAACTCACCCACAGCTTACTTTTCGCAGGAACGACGTTGTGCTCGAAGTCGGTGACCTCTGCGAAGGTGTCATGCTGCGACAGGAACGTTACCATCCCCTGAGCCACTTCATTACGCCCGTCGTAGGCCATGTTTATCGCCGCTGCCGGTTTGGAAACGTTATTGTTGATATCTGAGAAGAACTGCTGGCGAGCTTTCAGAGGAAGATTGTGCGTCAGCATAATTGGAATGCTAATAGGCTCGCCGTAAGTGCGACAGAACTCTGCGATACCAGCAGCACGGTGCTGGCCATCAAACAGTTTTATTTCGGCATCCATCGGGAACCGCGCTACGCCAACATTCGTATTACCAAACTCATCAAATTCAATGATCGAGTCACAATTACCAACCAATGGCGGGATGATGAATGGCTCTTTATTTTCGTAGGCGTTGACAAGATATTGATAAAACTTCTTCACGCGTGCTGGATTAATTTCGCGTTGTGAGCGCTCTAGCGTACTTCCGTTATTATCTGAAGCAAGAACGCGTGTCAGTGCACGAGCTGGAACCGTCATCATATAAGTTACTGTGCTACCCTGTGTTCCTCTTGATGCAGGGAACTCAAAGAAATAATCACCGACCTTGCTCATGCTGCCACCTTCTTGCTGTTCATAAGCTCAGCAATGCGCTGAGCCTTTAATGGGTTTCTGATAACCTGGCCGCCGGGTGCCAACCACCCTCGGCGCAATGTGGAATAAACCAACGTGATACTGCCTATGCGGATATTGTCGTGGGAGTTAGTCATACACCACCCCGCGACATCCGATTCCTGCGTATTCGCCACGGCGCAGGCCGTTACCTCTCGATATGCACTGATCACGGCGTATCGCTATTCTGGCGCGCTCCACTTCACCTACCGCTACATCCATACACAGCAACCAGAGTCTGGCCGCAATGCGGTACTGGCCTTTCGATTCACGCTCAACAGCGCGCTTTTCTACCTCCATCGCCGCCGGAGTAACGGCGACAACCTTTGAAGCCTGACGCTGAGAAACATAGTTCAGGTGATACTTTTCAAGACGGGTTAATTTGCTCATCGGATCCAGCCTTCTCTGAAAATTACCGCCAGCAGATACAGCCAGGCGGAAACGGCGGTCAGGAATAAGTACCATCCTGACCATTTTTCCCAGTGCCTGATCAGCGCTGTCATGCGGCGTTACTTACTGGGCGGTAAACACGCTGATCAACCGGCGGCTTTTTTCCGGTGAACTCTGCCGGGCTGGTGGCCTGACGCTCATCAAGCCAGTTTTCAACCTCTTCAGCATTCCATGCACAACGTTTATCAGTGATCCAGAAGCGCTGTGGGAACTCGCCATTGCGCTCCATGCGGTCAATGGTGCTCATCGATACCGGCACCACTGCCATCAGTTCCTTTTTGCCAAATGCTCTTTTCATCATTACCTCTCTTGCATTTGCGACGCGCGCGGCGCCGCAGTGGTGGTTACATCGGTACTTCGTTCAGTTCGTCACAACGGATGGTGTAAACGTCAGTTGCTTTTGCCAAAAGGTCATCATCACCAGCCAGTTTTTGAGCAACGTATTTGTACGCTTTGTCCAGGTCAGCCTGGGTGTTGTAGTTCATCGCTGCGCCGGAAAATGCGTGCAGAATCTCTTCAGGACCGCGATCGTCTTTATGCTGCTGACGATCTTCCTGCTTCTGCTCAGGCTTTGAGTTGATCAGGCTGTTCATCCCCTGAGCCGTTGCCGCAGATGGCGTGATGTCGCGCTCAACACGCGGTGTTGTCTCCTGCAGTTCGTCTGGCGTATAGACGCCCATGATTACGTCAGGGCAGTGCAGGCGTGACCAGCGCTTGGTTGCCAGGTATGCAAGCTGTTGTTTAGGATCGCTCGCCCAAAGAGTTGAGTTGCGAACTTGGGCCTGGGACAGGAGCAATTCCAGAACGCGTGGTTCATCTTCACCTTTCATCGTTGCCCATACACGTACGCCGCATCCCGCTTCATCCTTCAATGTCCACGCTGGCGCAATGTAGGCATTTCCCTTCTGGGATGTTTTCTCTACAAACTTGCCAATCACGTTTTCCCACGGTCCAAACCACGCATAGTTGATACGGTCTTTCGTTGGCGACATCGTGGTGATAACCGCATTTACCAACTGGGCCTCATAACCGAGAGTTCCACTAACGACATGAGTTTTCTGCGCGACGGCGAATGGGTTCATGCCCCACTGAGCAGCCTGCATTGCCACAGCCATGCAATCAGCAGGCTTTCCGGCGAGGTGAGCCGGTACGGTCACACGGCTTTGAGACATGACCTCGGCAAACTTCATCAACTGGTTCAAACCTTCAGGGCTAAAAATGGTGGCAGCGGTGCCAGCAATAGCTGTATCTACTGGTGCGTTCATAGTTGCAATTTCATTGCTCATACGTACATATCCTGTTTGCGTGCCCACTCAGGGCGTTTAATAATTTCCACACCGCCCCATTCATCGCTGATGCGGCATTCGTGATAGGTATTCAGATCCCGGCGGAATAACTGGTGCCCGGCGTCAACATCCGGTGCATCCAGCTCGAATACGCGGACCGGGTATCGACCGCAGTCGATGGTTTCGCTCACAGCCAGGAAGAAGAATCCGTGTGGCTGCCCGGTTACTTTCAGTGCGCCTTCGCGGTACATGGCGTCCTGGACGTGGTAGCGGAATTCCTCGATGTGACGTGCAAAGCGATCCATGTCTGCAACCTTTTTCACATCGACAATCACGTTGTGCTCGTTCAGCCATTTATCAGGACGGATTCGGCACAGTTCGCCAGTCTCTTCGTCATTCCAGTACATCGACGCTTCACAGTGTCCTGGTGCTTCCAGCATCCAGCGCGCCGCAGGGTGGGCCATTGCGCTGTCGCGCATCAGTTTCAGCTTCCGGCCCTGCTCAGAATCCATCACCGTCATACCCATGCCGGCAACGTCTTTCAGGAATGCTTCTTCGTCTGCTTTTCCCTGATTTGTGCGGCGGTTGAACTGTGGCGCCACGATGAAACGCTTATCGAATTCATCTGGCTCCAGAAGCAGACAGTGCAACGCAGTGCCCATATCCAGTGCGGATTTCTTCTCTTCGTCTTCCGGCGCTGCCTTGACCCATTTCAGAAGTGCAGGGTTCTTGGCCACCATATCCAGTTGTGACTTACTCACGCCGTCACCGGCGTGGTAGTCCTCGTTGCTGATGTCGTAGTAGATACCGGTATTCATGCTGCATTCCTTTTGCTGTCGATCTGGTCAGCAAGGTCAAGACGTGCGATGACGCCAGTAAATTCACGTTTGAATGACGACATCAGCTCTTCGAAATCATCACTTTCAAGTGCCGCCTCGAGAACTTCATAACGAACACCGGCACGGAGAATGGCGCGTTTGAATGACTCTTCCATTTCGCAACCAGCGACTGCTTCGATCAGCTCAACGTGGCGGTCATACAGTTCAGATGACAACTGGTAGTCATTGCTGAACTGAGTTGCTATTTTTTTCAGGTTATTGAATTGCTGAATGTGCATAGCTACCTCAGTAGTTGATGGTTGTTGCCGGAACTTTCCCGCGAGCGATAGCGACTACGCAGGCTTTGGCCCAGTCTTCTGGAATGCCCTGATCGATAAGCGACTGAACGGCAGCAGCATTAATTGCCCGACGGTGCTCCACATCAGCGGCGCGCGCTGCAGCTTCATCAGCGATGCGTTTCTCTTCAGCCAGGCGAGCAGCCTCTTTTGCTTCGGATTCGCGCTTAATGCGATCTGCTTCTTCCTGTGCTTTGCGTTGTTCGGCTGCGATAGCTTCCTGCTTTTCGCGCTCGGCACGATCAGCGGCTTCCTTCTTCTCTGCTTCAGCTTTTTGATCTGTGGCAATACGGTCACGCTCTGCTTGCTCAGCCTTGAACTTTAATTCAGCCTCGCGACGTGCAGATTCAGCGCGTTCGAGCTCGATCTTCTCTTCAGCTTCACGCTTGGCCTTTTCTTCTGCCTGGCGCTTCAACTCTTCTTCATGAGCAATGCGCTGGCGCTCGGCTTCCGCTTTCTTCTCTGCCACTTCACGGTCGAATGCGTCATTCATAAGCAGGGCCATCTCGTGGTCCGCTTCGAACTTGGCCGCCAGCTCCTGGTCGAACTTAATGTTCATCTCCAGCGCTTCGACGTGCATCGCGTTCATGGCTTCTTCTGCCTTGATGCGTTCCTGTTCTGCTTCCCATTCGGTAAGCGGGCGGCGAACCTCATCGCGCATCTCATCGCAGGCCGATACAAATCGACGAAGTTCAGCCTCAGCAGGTTTGACGGCTTCTTTCAGATGACGAAGGTAATCGCGGCCAGGCTTTTCAACTGCTGTTTTGCTGCGAGAAACCTGTGCTGCCAGAGATGCAATGCGGGCACGACCTTTGGCAGTACTCAGGTCAGGAACTTCATTAACGCTTTCGCGGATCTGTTCGAGGAACTTTTCCAGACCGTTTTCTACGTAAATTCTTGGCGCCATATCTGGCGCAATTTCGATAATTGCTAATTCGCTCACTTGCTCACCCCCATATCCATTTCTGTTTTTACCGCCAGCTTGCTGACGAATACCCAGTTCATTGCTTCACCCAGCGTGCGGAACTTCCAGCTCATCAGCCCGCAAGCTGTAACGCAGTACCACCCATTGATGACTTTCCACTGCATATAAACCTCACTATTACCGTTTTGGTAATACTTGAAGATGCAGGAAATCCACGAAGTGGTGGTTTCTGCCTGAGCGACGTGCTCATGTATTACCTTTTGGGTAATAATCAGATCAAAAAGTGATTGTGTCAATAGGTATGACGAGAAAAAATTACCATTTTGGTAATTGAGTGAGGCGTGAGCTTACCGCCATTGGGCAGGTAAAGCGTCAGAATGGCGGGGGATTACTTGCTTTTGTTCTGCTCAAACACGAAATTGATGAATGAGGTGATCTTGTTTTTCTCTTCCTGTGGCAGAGCTGCATACATCCGGTGGTCATAGTCGATAACACCCGGCGCACCGACGGGAATAATCATCTCGTATGCTTCATGCCCGAACGCGCGCGCCAGGGAGGAAAGAACGCCGATAGTTGTGCTGACTTCCGCTTTCATGATGCGGTTAACGGTGGCCGGGCCAATTCCAGCTGCAACAGCAACTTTCTTTTCGGATGTCATTTCACTGTTCTTTCTCATCCAGGCATTGAGCGTGGCTGCAGCCTGTTTCTCTACAGTCCATTCGCCATCATCAGTGGCCGGAATAAAGATATCAGCCTGTACTGCGTCAAGTTCGTGATCGACATCGAGCCAGAACTTTTCTTTGCGTGCTGCTTCTTCAATGATACGCGCGGCATTCGGTCCGATATTTTTGATACCAGTACACCACCTGTTGACCAGGTTCTGCGAACGCTTCACCCGTTCGGCAAAGCGCAACTGGGTGTCATCGAAATCCCGGCGGATGATTTCGTTAAGGTTTTTACGTCTTATGTCATAAATACTTTTCATAGCTATTGTATTTGTCCATTTAATGTTACCTAACTGACTAAATTTAAATGAATATTACCATAAAGGTAAAGTTACCATAACGGTAATAATCATTGATTTTTTCACCAGAAAGGTAATAATTCAGATATGAATAGACAGGCTGAGATAAGCAAAATATGAGTGACGAAAAAAAATTTGATTTCAAAAAGCACTGGCTGGGACTGTCTCCTGATGAGCGTGAAGCATTTGCAGATGAAGCCGGAACCACCAGTCATTACATCCAGACGCATCTGACCGGACGCCGCAAGATGCCAGGTAAGCGACTGATGGATGGACTGTTTAAAGCATGTCGTTCCCGCGAATGGACAAAGTCTAAACCTGAATTAGTGCTCTTCTTCTACGACCGATAATCCCTCTGACCCCATCAATGCCGTCATCCCCTGGCGGCTCCTTCCTGCATAAAACACCTTTACGGTAATAAAAAACCATATACGGTTGATCTTTTTTCTCCTTAGTGCAAAATTACCAAAGATAAATAACAAAGAGGTAATCCGATGAAGCGAATCACCCAGCGTGAGGCTCTCGATTTGGGCCTTACTCGCTTCTACACCGGGAAGAAATGCATCCACGGTCATGATAGCGAGCGCTACACCCTTAGCGGTGAGTGTGTGCAGTGCAATAACGAACGGGCACGCCGACAGGCAAAGCTTCGTTCGGAAAAGATGAAGGCCGCCAGAATGGCAAGAGAGGCAGCATGATCACAGCAGCCTACTACAACGAAATCGACCAATTTGCAGCTCAATGGCTGCGCAACCTGATCGCCGGCGGTCATATTGCACCAGGCGAAGTTGATGAAAGGAGTATTGAAGATGTCACACCTGACGACCTCAGAGGATTTACCCAATGCCACTTTTTCGCCGGAATTGGCGTCTGGTCACATGCTCTGCGTTTGGCCGGGTGGCCTGATAACAAACCGATATGGACAGGAAGTTGCCCATGCCAGCCTTTCTCCGCGACTGGCAAAGGCTCTGGGTTTGATGACGACAGGCATCTGTGGCCTGCGTTTGGTTGGCTTATCAAGCAGTGCCGGCCTGAGCGCGTCTTTGGCGAGCAGGTTGCAGGAGGTCGTGCGGACCCATGGTTCGACCTTGTACAAAATGACGTGGAAAGAATGGGGTACGCCTTCGGGATTACGCCGTTCCCGGCTGCGGGCATCGGTGCGCCGCACATCAGAGAGCGAGCTTACTGGGTGGCCCACGCCAGTAGTGGGAGATATGACAGGCGGACCGAGGCCGCCGGACAAGAAGCGCGGACCGGCGCCGGGATTGCAATCAGCAACTGCGTTGATGGGGTGGGTAACGCCAACGTCACGCGACTGGAAGGACTCTGCGGGAATGACTGCGCAGCGGGATGGGAAGGAACGACTGGACCAGCTACCAAGGCAGGCATTCATGATGGGCTGGCCCACACCGACAACGAGCAACACCCGATCGCCATCAGAGGATGCGGCCATGAATATGTATCGACAGGACGGCAGCAAGACCCAGCAGCGTTTGCAGGACTTCGCGGGGATTACCGGCCCCTTGAGGTTAACGGTTTTTGGCGAGATGCGGACTGGCTCTTTTGTCGAGATGGCAAATGGCGTCCAGTTGAACCCGGCACATTCCCGCTGGTTGATGGGGCTGCCGCGCGCTTGGGACGAGTCGAGCCCGGGGTGGCAAGAGTGGCAAGCAGCAACCGCGTCGGCCGACTCAAAGGCTATGGTAACGCCATAAACGCACAGGCGGCGGCTGAATTCATACGTGCTTATATGGGGGTTAGCTATGGCCGGTGACTGGATCAAGATGCGTGCCGACCTGCACACGCACCCTAAAGTTGTCCGCATGGCGTCCGCATTGAAAGCGGACAGATTGCGGATAGTTGGCGGACTACATTACGCATGGTGTCTTTTTGATGTCCACTCTGTTGACGGTTTTCTTGACGGATACAGTGCGGAGACTCTCGACGACCTGATCGGCTTCCCCGGATTCGCGCGTGCAATGATGGCTGTCGGATGGCTGGAAGAAGAAGGCGAAAGCCTAGTAATGCCGCGCTTTGAAGCCCATAACGGACAGTCTGCCAAGCGTCGTGCGCAGGACGCAGACAGGAAGAGAAATGTCCGCAAAGCGTCCGCATCAGAAGCGGACAAAAAGCGGACCAGAGAAGAGAAGAGAAGAGAAGATATTAAACCCCATATAAACCCCACTCATAACGCGCGCGCGAAAAATCCTGTGGATAACTTTTCGGAGGAACAATTTGCGATGTCGGATGAATGGAAGCCGGATCTCGATTTCACTGAACAGTCACGTGGTTGGGGAACTCCGGTGCATAGTGACGTGAAGAAAACAGAGCTGAAGGCGTTTATCGATTTCTGGAAGTACGAAGATGTCCAGTTAAACCAGTACCAGTGGCAGCAGAAACTGGCCAGGCATATCATCCACATCAGGGGTGACAGCTCGTAGAAGTGATTATTTGCAACGGCGCAGTAGCGCATTTTTTTACATCCAGTGAATTACCAAAAGGGTAATAAAATATGCGCATTGCTATTGAAATTAACTCATTTGTGGTTTTAAATTACCTGAGAGGTAAATCATGGCGGCAGTATTAGGGATTGACCCTGGATGCAGCGGATCTCTGGTCCTGATAACTGAGCATGGCGGATACATCGACCACCTGGCAATGCCGACCATCAAGGTTGGAACCAAGTCCAGAATCAACGGCGCAGCGGTAGCGGCATGGATGCGTAAGTACGGAATTACGCACGCGTACCTCGAGCAGGTAGGCGCAATGCCAGGGCAGGGAACGGCGAGCATGTTCACGTTCGGTCATGCCGCTGGGGTAGCGGAGGGGATCCTTCAGGGGCTGAACATTCCGTACACGCTGGTTACGCCGCAGGCCTGGAAGAAGTCAGCCGGGCTGATCGGTAGCGATAAAGACGCGGCGCGCAGCCGGGCCATTCAGCTATACCCGGAACTCAGGGCGCTGGATGCAAAAGCGAAAGGCCAGGCCATAGCTGATGCGCTGTTAATCGCCAGGCACGGGATTGGTATCAAATAACGATCCTTTTAGTTATCAAACTAATCAATAACTTATACGGGTAAGCGAGGGTAATAATGGGAAGCAATATCATTGAGTTGGCGAAGTTAGGACATGAACGTGCTGCTGAACTGAAAGCATCATGCGGTGCTGTCGACGTGCGCAGTCTGGCGCAACTGATTAGCGATCTGGCTACACAGCTTGAAGTGCAGTTTGTTCGCTCAACCAACATGGCAGTACAGCTCGCTAACGCCGAGAGCAAGTGCAGGGAGCTGGCGGCGGAGAATGCTCATGCGCGTGAGCGCCATATATTCATCCGCGCGCTGGCGGTTTCGATTCTTGAGCATAGTGGCGGCCGCATGGACTGGCGTGGCGCAATGGAAGACGCAACCGAACTACTCCAAACGGTGGATTCAGTGTATGCAAAAACCCCATCCACCGACGCTTTCCTGGCTGAAGTACGGGCGCAGGGTGTGGAGGAGGCAATCAATTGCATAAAAACGATGATGGCCAACACAGCACCGGCACATCATGCGGTAGGCATGTTACACGCATTAGCTGCACAACTTCGCATAGGAGGTCAGTGATGCTAACTCAGGATCGCCTTAAAGAGCTTTTTAATTACGATAGCGCCACAGGTGTTTTCACTAGGATAAAAACAACATCAAGCAGGGCCATGAAAGGGTTTATTGCTGGTTCAGTAAGCTCTCATGGATATCTGCGGATTCGAATAGATGGAAGAGTGTATTTTGCTCATAGGCTCGCGTGGCTATATGAGTTTGGAGAATTCCCGCTAGGAATAATGGATCACATAAACGGAGACAGAAAGGACAACAGAATCATTAATCTCCGACAGGCATCGTTAAGCCAAAATGGATTTAACCGAAGAATGCAATCAACCAATAAGTCAGGAGTTAAAGGCGTTTCTTGGAGCAACAGAGACAATAAGTGGAGAGCAGTGATTATGCACGAAGGTAAGTCAATCAATGTTGGTTATTTCACTGAGAAAAATGCTGCTGCTGATGCCATTGAAAAGAAACGGTCTGAATTGCACGGTGAATTTGCAAACTCCGGCATTGAGCTGGAGGCAGCCCAATGACAGCACTCAACAAACAGGCGCTGACAGATGAAGCGATCAGCCAGGCTTTCACTGGCACAAATTTCGGTAGGGATGACCTGAGAAACATTCTTGCGGAAACAGTCATTGATGCGGCTGCTGGCTGGCGGTGCGGGTACACAGCAACAATTATCTGTACTCAGCTTGGACTTTTAACCCCGAAGGGTAGTGCGTCCGCTCTTGGCTTGAGGTTTATCAGTGAACACGTTCAGCGCGAAACAAAACGCCTGAAGGATGGGCTGGAAGCCGCAGAGAACAACCTCATTGATAGCGAATGTCATGTTGCTGAACTGGAAGAAGCTCTACGTGATAAACAGGCGTTACTTGAAGCGCTGGATAATGCCCTCTGCGAACTCCTACCCGGAACTCAGTACATGGACCCGCCAGATGGTGGCAGCGTTACGCCACTGGAGCAGGTACGCCGGATGGTGACTGACTATCGGGACAGGATTGCAGTGCTGTCTGCTAGTCATAGCAAGCTGAGAGACACGATGGCAACCATCCACAATACCATCCGAATGGATGGCGGCTATACGCCACTGGCAGCAATCCTTAACGCTGCTAAACGCGCACATGAAGAATCAGCCACAGCCGCTGGCCTTGGCGTGAAGGGAGAGTGAGCATGAAGCTAGACGTAACTCCCTCTCAACTTGAGGCAATTAAGCGCCTTACCGACGATTGCGCATCAATGATCGGTTGTGGTGATGATGATTCAGATAAGGCCTGGGCGCGAAATGTTGACCTTATTGACCGCATGCTAAAAAAGAACGGCCACGAAAGAGACTTCAAAGGTGAGGACTAACCCATGAAAACTAACCACCCGGCGCACGGTCCTGTATCACTCGATCGCCTGCACCAGATAAGCGAAATACTCAGCAAAGCAGCCGCACAAAGTGACGGAGGTAATCTCGGCTACGCAATGGCTGATGCTGTGAAGGTGATTGATGGGGTGATAGCGGCGTTTGGTGCTGAGCCTGTTGGTACGTTCAAAAAGGGACCGTGTGGATACTACTCATCTTTCCATGAAGATGCTGTGCCGCTCTACACCGCACCGCCGCCAGCTCCGGTAGTGCCGCTTCCGGATGCGGTTAGCGTGCTGCTTAATCACCTTGAAGATGTGTTGTCGGATGATGCTTTTAATTTAATCGACGTGAAGACGTGGAATGCCGTCTCAATGCTGACATGCCCTGACGCCTGCCGCGCCGCCATGCTTAAGGCTGGCAACCATACCGAGCAACACCTCGACATGGTAGTCCATTCTGGTGATGCCAAAGAAAAGGTCGATTGCAGGTTGCCATTCGATCAGTGGCTATCACAGCAAAATGAGCCGATAGACGTCGATTGTGGTTGTGTAACCACTGAGGCATTTTACCACTGGCTGCGTGTTGCTTATGAGGCTGGCAACTCTCCGGTAACTCAGGATGGTTACGTGCTGGTCCAGAAGAAACTAACCGCTGAGAACGGCGCAAAGAGTGTGCTGTCCGGTGAGTTTTCAGAAAAGAAATTTATAAACTGCCCAGAGTGTTTTGGTGATGATGATTGCGAAACCTGCGACGGCAGCGGAAGAATTGAAATCACCGTTCCTGTCACATGGACGACCATCAAAGCTATTTGGGCTAAAGGTGTCGAGCATTTCTCAGCAGCACCGCGGCAGGAGGCTGAATGATGAGACGCTCAAGTTGGGATGCTCGCCTTGATAAGCGCGTGAATATCGAGAAGCTAGAAGAACAAGGTCTTATAGCTGACAGTATGGAAGTTAGAAGGAGTCTTGTTGAACGAGTTATGAGAGGAGAAATAACTCCAGAGCAGTCCAGGGAAGAGCTGAAACGGATTCAGAGAAATGCCAAGCGCAATGGACTTAAAACCAGAAACCAGGCATGGAGAGAAGGTTGATGGCTAAATCCGCAGCAGAGCGCAAAAAAGCGCAACGTGCCCGACAGGCGGAAGCCGGTGAGCGCAAACTTGAATTGCAACTCGACGAGCAGGAACTGGAGATGCTGGCTCGAAACTGCGCCGCCCGTCGCCCTGGTCGTGCGCCGTATGACATGAACGAGTACATCGCGTTGCTTATACGCCAGGATGATGCACGCGTGCGTGGGCGTATAAAATCGATCAGCAGAAAACGTTGCGGTAAGTGCGGCGATGCGCTGCCAGTCGATTCATGCCCGTGTGATGGTGATTCAGCATGTTGGGTGACGCGTGGCTGGCATGAGACTAAGTTGCCAGTGTGACATGTCACGGAGATGTTGACGGAATTTCATTGTAATTGTACTGTGTATTTATACAGTAATTTTCGGTGAAATAACATGGGGTCAAAAAATCCAAATTGCACGATCATCTATCGGGGTGAGTTTATCGAAAGCGTACCAGATGGTAGCTGGCTGATAATACAACGAGCAAAAGAGTATGGCGGAGGATTCTGGTTGGGTAAGGCTTATGTTGATTGTTTCTGGCTTGAGTTTGAAAAACCAATGTCTCTCCGCGATTGTATGCACTACAGCGTTGTGCATGATGGAATGGTTAATAACGGTCAGACATTTGACGATGAATTTAAACTTATTTAGCAATGGCCGCCGACTATGGCGGCTTTGTTTTGCGTGTTACTATTACCAAAACGGTAATTATTACTTCGGTGGTAACAATGCCCGCAGAACCAAAAGCACCAAAACGTAAATCAACGCAGTATAAGCCACTTACAGCGATGCAGGAGGCTTACGCGCAGGAATATACCAAATGCCCTGAGAATCAGACTCAGGCAGCGATTAACGCAGGATTCTCGCCAAATACGGCAGCGGTCAAAGCCAGCGTCATGATGCGTGATGAGCGTATCCAGAAACGGATCGCCGAACTGATGGAAGAGCGCAACAAGCGCTTGCGCGTCAGTGCCGATTACGTACTGCTCAGGCTGGTGGAAATAGACCAGATGGATGTGCTGGATATCCTGAACGACGACGGCACCCTGAAGCCTATCCGCGAGTGGCCAAAGATATGGCGTACTACACTGAGCGGTTTCGATTTGTCATCGACCATCATGAACATGAACGAGGATTCGATAGAGACAATCCTCAAAAAAATCAAATGGCCTGACAAGGTGAAGAACCTCGAGCTTATCGGTAAGCACGTCGACGTCAATGCGTTCAAAGAGCGCCTGGAGGTTTCCGGCACCGTCACCATTGCCGACCGCATGGCGAAGGCCCGCCGTCGCGTGAAAGAGCAGGCTGGTGGTGAAGAATGACAGCCGCAGCCATGTCGCCAGAAGAGCAACTCGTCGAGGATATCGCCTCGTTCACGTATGACCCGCTGGGCTATTCTCTGTATGCGTTCCCGTGGGGCGAGGATGGCACAGAGCTGGCGCATGCTACCGGCCCGCGAAAATGGCAGGCAGACGCATTCCGAGAAATACGCGATCACCTACAGAACCCCGCAACACGTCACCAGCCGCTGATGCTTGCCCGCGCATCCGGCCACGGTATCGGTAAATCCGCTTTCATCTCGATGCTGATTAACTGGGGTATGTCTACCTGTGAAGACTGCAAGGTGGTGGTGACCGCCAACACCGACAACCAGCTGCGCACCAAAACATGGCCTGAAATCATCAAATGGTCGAACCTGGCTATCACCAAAGAGTGGTTCACCTGCACCGCCACGGCGATGTACAGCAACGATCCCGGTCATGACAAACGCTGGCGCGCTGATGCAATCCCATGGTCTGAGCACAACACTGAGGCGTTCGCCGGGCTGCACAACGAGCGCAAGCGCATCATCGTCGTATTCGATGAGGCATCCAACATTGCCGATCTGGTGTGGGAAGTTGCCGAGGGCGCGCTGACGGACGAAGACACCGAAATCATCTGGGTGGCGTTCGGGAACCCGACGCGTAACACTGGGCGTTTCCGCGAATGCTTCCGCAAATACAAACACCGCTGGAAGTGCGCGCAGATTGACAGCCGCACCGTGGAAGGTACCAACAAGCAGCAACTGCAGAAGTGGGTTGACGACTACGGCGAGGACAGCGACTTTGTGAAAGTTCGTGTGCGCGGAATCTTCCCTGATGCTTCTGAGAACCAGTTCATTCCATCCGGCCTGACGCAACCAGCTGTCGGCAGGGTTATCACTCCGGCACAGGTCCAGCACGCTGCTGTAGTTCTTGGCGTCGACCCGTCTCACCAGGGTAAAGACCCGGCGGTTATCTATCTGCGGCAGGGGCTGCACTGCAAGAAACTCGGGGAGTGGCAGCGTACTACTGACGATGTGCTGTTTGCGAAAGTGATTGCCGACTTCGAGGATCAGTACCAGGCTGACGCTGTGTTTATCGATTACGGCTATGGCACAGGTCTTAAATCTGTCGGTGATAACTGGGGTAGAAACTGGACGCTGATAATGTTCGGCAGTGGTACTGCAGATCCTGAAATGGGTAACAAACGCGGCGAGATGTACAAATCAGCCCGAGATGCGCTGAAGCTTGGCGCCCAACTTGACAGCCAGGATCTTGCAGATGAGTTGAGTGCACCTGAATACAAAGTCAGGCTGAAGGACAGCAGGAAGATTTTGCAGGACAAGGACGAGGTGAAAGAATTGCTTGGCCGGTCACCGAACAATGCCGACGCCTACGTGCTGACTTATGCCGCTCCGGTCACTAAAAAACAGTTCAATTATGGGCAGCAGCAAAGCCAGCAGGGTAAAGCGCTGACTGAGTACGATCCCTATGCATGAAAAAGCCCGCGCATCGGCGGGCTAATTGTGACATGTCACGGCGTTACTTGATGGCATCAAATCCAGCGTTGATGGCTTCCGCAATGTTGGTGGCATTGGTTTTATCGAATTGCCCATTCTGAATAAGCGCCGCATGCAGACATTGCAACTTCATGTTGTATAAGTGTTCGCGCATGTAATCATCATCACTTTTTTCTTTAGCGTAAACAGCGCGAGAAATATCAAATACATTTCCTTTTTCCATTTCCGTCCGCTGGGCTGCAATCCAGTCATGACTTGTAACGCTAGTCCCATGGTCTTCACTAAGCGGTAACCCGGCAAGTCGCTCACCAGGAATCGCCTCGTAATGCATTTCGTTACCGGCAAAAACACCATAAAAAATATGGTCATCAGCTTGAACGATGCGGGAATATTTTAAAGGCCATTCATTTAGATATTTAGCCAACATATCAGCTGTTTTCATAATCTCACCTTAAAAAAATGCCCACCGAAGTGGGCGAACTGGAAGCAAGGGCGCCTTCCATGGCAGTTACGGGTTTACAGCGCAACGTCATCGCAATGGCGTTCTGCTGTAAAAGTGACGGTGGTCAGCATCAAGGGAAACTGCCACCGCCAATAGCTACACAGCATCGTTCTTATGGGCGCTTCATCACGGTCCTAAGGCGTGATTGGGTTGTGGTACGCAGTCTATTCGGCATAGCAACTCTGCGCAGATGCTTCTAACAATCACCGGTGGTAACCGGTTTAATGCCTTATTCACCACAACGCTGAGAGCACTGGTTTGGCTCGATATCAGGTAGGGTGGAACAGCCCGCTAATATCCAATGCTCTCATCGTTGCATCCTCGTCTCTTCCGAGGTGTCACACCGTATCGCCACGATGGTGAGTCGTTATGTCCGTGCTTGCCTAACACTGGCTTGCACATTCCGGCTACCCGGCTGGGGAAGTAGCATCAAGGGAACCCATCCGGACCGCTGCGGCACATGTGCCATATGCCGTACATCAACTGCGTTACATCAACATCAATTACCTAAAAGGTAATATCTGATGTTATAAGTGTCAATAGCCTACGCTAAATAAATCATATGTGGTTAAATTGGTAATAATTTAATTGCGTACGGAGCTATTGCTATGTGTATCGGCAGCAAGCCATCAGTGCCAGCAGCGCCAGAAGTACAGGCTGCGCCACAGGAGCAGGATGCAGCAGTTGTCAGTTCTCGTGATGACGAAGAACGCCGCCGCCGTGCAGCAGCAGGCCGCAGCTCTACTCTGCTGACTGGTGCGCAGGGTGACACATCAACCGCAAACACCAGCGGTAAAACGCTGCTTGGTCAGTAACGGAGTAGGCAGAGATGGCGGAAACCGAAAAAGAGCGCCTGCTGAAGCAACTCGCACAGCTGAAGAATGAACGCACATCGTTCGAATCGCACTGGCGTGATCTGAGTGACTTCATCAATCCGCGTGGCTCCCGCTTTCTGACGTCTGATGTAAACCGTGACGATCGTCGAAACACTAAGATTGTTGATCCCACCGGCTCAATGGCTCAGCGCATTTTGTCCAGTGGCATGATGTCAGGCATCACCAGCCCGGCCCGTCCGTGGTTCAAACTGGCAACACCTGACCCTGACATGATGGACTACGGCCCGGTGAAAATCTGGCTTGAAGTCGTGCAGCGTCGCATGAACGAAGTGTTCAACAAATCGAATCTGTATCAGTCACTGCCTGTTATGTACGCAAGCCTGGGTACTTTCGGCACCGGCGCGATGGCTGTTCTGGAAGATGACCAGGACGTGATCCGCACAATGCCTTTCCCGATTGGCAGTTACTACCTGGCTAACAGTCCGCGCGGTAGCGTTGACACCTGCATTCGCCAGTTCTCCATGACTGTGCGCCAGATGGTGCAGGAATTCGGTCTGGATAACGTCAGTACATCCGTAAAAGGCATGTGGGAAAACGGCACGTATGAAACGTGGGTGGAGGTTAACCACTGCATCACGCCTAACGTCAACCGCGACAGCGGGAAGATGGACAGCAAGAACAAACCATATCGCTCTGTATATTTTGAGTCTGGCGGCGATTCCGACAAGCTGCTGCGTGAGTCCGGCTTCGATGAATTCCCAATCCTGGCTCCGCGCTGGGAAGTGAACGGCGAGGACGTTTATGCATCATCCTGCCCTGGCATGCTGGCACTCGGTCAGGTTAAAGCCCTTCAGGTTGAGCAGAAGCGCAAAGCTCAGTTGATCGATAAAGCCACTAACCCGCCGATGGTTGGCCCGACATCGCTCAAGAATCAGCGTGTTTCCCTGTTGCCTGGCGATGTGACGTATCTCGACGTAATGACCGGTCAGGACGGTTTCAAACCTGCATACCTGGTTAACCCGAATACTGCAGATCTGCTGGCTGACATTCAGGACACCAGGCAGACCATCAACAGCGCCTACTTCGTCGACCTCTTCATGATGCTGCAAAACATCAACACCCGCTCTATGCCGGTGGAAGCGGTGATCGAGATGAAGGAAGAGAAACTGCTCATGCTTGGCCCGGTGCTTGAGCGCCTGAATGACGAAGCGCTTAACCCGCTTATCGATCGCGTGTTCTCAATCATGGCCCGCAAGAACATGTTGCCTGAACCGCCAGACGTTCTTCAGGGTATGCCGCTGCGTATCGAATACATCTCAGTCATGGCGCAGGCACAGAAATCTATCGGCCTCACCAGCCTGTCTCAGACCGTAGGTTTCATTGGCCAGCTCGCGCAGTTCAAACCTGAAGCCCTCGACAAGCTCGACGTGGATCAGGCAATCGACGCGTTCTCCGAAATGTCCGGCGTATCGCCAACCGTCATTGTTCCGCAGGAGCAGGTGCAGGGTATTCGTCAGGAACGTGCTCAGCAATTGCAGCAGCAGAGAGCGATGGAGATGGGCATGGCGGCGGCCCAGGGCGCTAAAACCCTGAGCGAAGCACAGACAAGTGACCCCAGCGCGCTTACGGCGATCACCAATGCAGCTGGAGGGGCTCAGCAATGACCGACTTTGATGACGACAGCCTGAAGGCTGAGAAAGCCGCAAAGCAGGAGTTTCTGGCTCAGCGCGATATCGACGACATCCAGTTTGTGATGAACAGCGAGAAGGGCCGCCGCGTCGTCTGGTCAATGCTGGAGAAAGGTCAGGTGTTCGGAGCCTGCTTCAACGTAGACCCGCACATCACCGCATTCAATGAAGGGCAGCGCAACCTGGCGCTGTTGTTATTACAGCGCGTGATGGCGCACTGCCCGGATCAGTATCTGAAGATGGCCGCAGAGGCCAGTGAACAGGAGTAACCATGAATTTATTTGATCGTTTGCTGCATCGCCGTCTTTGCAATGAGCAACCAGCCGATGGTGGCGCAGCGCCGGCTCCGTCTGAGCCAGCCGCACCTGCTGCCGATGCTCCTGCACCTGCTGCTGACCCGGCTAAACCAGAAGGCGATAAGCCACAGCCGGGCACTGAAGGTGACAAGCCTCATGAAGACAAACCCGCAGATGGTGATAAGCCAGCAGATAAGCCTGATGACAAAGAGCAGAAGCCAGAAGGCGCTCCTGAGAAATACGAGTTCAAGCCTGCTGAAGGGCAAGAGCTTGATACCTCAGCGTTGGAGCAGTTCGAGCCTATCGCGCGTGAGCTGAACCTCAGCAACGAGCAGGCGCAGAAGATGGTCGACCTGTACGGTACCAAGATCCTCCCAATGGTGCAGCAGCAGCAGACGGAAGCCTGGCAGAAAACCACCGAGCAGTGGGCCGCAGATGTTAAAGCTGACAAAGAAATCGGCGGCGACAAGCTGACCGAAAACCTCAGCGCTGCTCAACGTGCACTGGACCAATTCGGTGATCCAGAACTGAAAGAATACCTGGACTCAACCGGTCTGGGGAATCACCCGGCGCTTGTTAAAGCGTTTATCAAAGTCGGCAAGGCAATGTCAGAAGACAAGGTTGTCACCGGCGGTCATGAAAGCGGCGGCAGTGACCTTATCTCCGCCTTCTATCCCAAAAAGTGAGGTATGAAAAATGGCTTTAATCGGTCAAACTCTGCCATCGTTGCTTGACATCTACAATCGTACTGACAAGAACGGGCGAATCGCGCGCATCGTGGAGCAGTTGGCTAAAACCAACGACATCCTTACCGATGCGATCTATGTGCCGTGTAACGACGGCTCAAAGCACAAAACCACCATCCGAGCAGGTATTCCTGAACCGGTATGGCGCCGCTATAACCAGGGCGTTCAGCCAACCAAAACCCAGACCGTACCAGTGACCGATACCACCGGCATGCTGTACGACCTGGGGTTCGTTGATAAGGCTCTGGCAGACCGCTCTAACAACGCCGCCGCGTTCCGTGTTTCTGAAAACATGGGTAAGTTGCAGGGCTTCAATAACAAAGTCTCCCGCTATACCTTCTACGGTAACACCGATGCTGAGCCAGAAGCTTTCATGGGCTTGGCTCCGCGCTTCAACACGCTGAACGCGAGTAAAGCCGCAAGTGCAGAAAACGTATTCAGCGCTGGTGGTAGCGGCTCAACAAACACTTCTATCTGGTTTATGTCATGGGGCGAGAATACCGCTCACATGATCTATCCAGAAGGCATGGTAGCTGGTTTCCAGCATGAAGACCTTGGCGACGATCTGGTAAGTGACGGTAACGGCGGCCAGTTCCGAGCGTACCGCGATGAGTTCAAGTGGGATCTGGGTCTGAGCGTACGTGACTGGCGTTCAATCTCCCGCATCTGCAACATCGATGTGACAACCCTGACCAAAGACGCAGCAACCGGCGCTGATCTGATCAGTATGATGGTTGATGCGTACTATGCCCGCGACGTGGCAATGCTGGGTGATGGCAAAGAAGTTATCTATGCCAACAAAACCATCCACGCATGGCTGCACAAACAGGCTATGAATGCCAAAAACGTGAACCTTACCATCGAGGAATACGGCGGTAAGAAGATCGTTTCCTTCCTGGGCATTCCTATCCGTCGTGCGGATGCAATCCTCAACACTGAATCTGCCGTAACGGCGTAAGGAGAGAGAATCATGTTGCTTGATCAACAGGCTTTGTTCTCCGCGGCTCAGGCCATTACGGCCACCGCGGTATCAACCAACGTCATTGACACTGGCTCCAGTAAGGATGTCGGCAAAAATGGCGATATCCCACTGCTTATTCAGGTTGTTGAGGCATTCAACACCCTGACCAGTCTGACGGTAACGGTGCAGACCGATGATAATTCAGCGTTCAGTTCACCAACTGACGTGATCTCTATGGTCATTCCGCTGGCATCCCTGACCGTTGGTTATAAAACACCGGTCATCACGCTGCCGATGAAGCTGGAGCGCTACATCCGTCTTAACTACACCGTCACCGGTACCGCGCCGACCACTGGCAAAGTAACCGCTGGCATTGTTGGCGGGGTGCAGACCAATGTCTAAATATCGCGTTAAAGAGCGCTCCTTCATTGACGGCAAACTCTACGAGCCTGGCGAAATTGTGGAGTTTTCCGGGAAGGCTGGGAAAAACCTGATCCCTCATCACGACGGTGATGTTGTATTGAAGGACGACGAGCTACCAACCAATGAAGAGCTTCAGGAACTGGACCAGCTTCGTACCATCTACGAAGAAATGTTTGGCGAAGCTCCGCATAAAAACACCAGCGCCAAAACTCTCAAAGAAAAAATTGACGCTAAGCGTAAAGAGCTGGGCGTGTAATAGCTCAATAGAGTGCTAAAAGCCGGGGCCTTTCGGCCCCGCTTTTCTATGCGGAGACCTGAGAATGAAAATTGTAAACATGAAAACAGGCACTGACTCATCTGTTGGCGAAGGTGGAAAACCAGAGACCAAAGATCAGTATCCTTGGGGGCTGCGCATTACGCTGGATAATGAATCCCTGCAACGTCTCGGCCTGAATGCAAAAGCTCTTCCTTCGGTAGGCGATAGCGTGTCCATCATGGCGATGGCTAACGTATGTTCGGTATCTACTCGCACTACCGATCACGGTGAAGATAACTATGTTGAGCTTCAAATCACCGATATTGGCCTGGCTCCGCAGAAACGTGATGATGCCAAAGAGCTGAAGGACGCATTTTATCCGGGCGGGGAGGATGATTAATGGCCTCCGTTATCGAGATCTGCAACCGTGCGCTGAGCAATATCGGCAACAGCCGCAGCATAAACAGCCTGAATGAAGCCAGCAAAGAGGCCGGGCAGTGCTCCCTGCATTTTGATGCGTGCCGCGATGCTGCTCTGGCTGACTTCGACTGGAATTTTGCAACTAAGCGCGTGGCGCTTGCTGATACCAATAATCCGCCTCCGGACTGGCAGTACGCTTACCAGTACCCATCTGATTGCGTCCGTATAACCGAGATCATGCCGACCGGCATACGTAATCCTACCGCAGCGCAGCGCATTGAATATGTTGTCGGTTCCAATGAGGACCTGACAGGTAAGCTAATTTACACCGATCAGCCGAAAGCGTGGTTGAAGTACGTGGCGCGGGTTACTGACGTCAATATGTATGATGCCATTTTTATGGAGGCGCTTTCCTGGCGTCTGGCTGCTGCCATTAATATGGCGCTGACCGGTAGCGCAGATCTCGGTAACAATGCACTGACGATGTACAACCGCGTGATCCTGAGTGCTGGCTCACATAGCCAGAACGAATCGCAGGAGCCACAACCGCCAGTAGATGAGTTCACAGCAGCGAGGTTGTCATAATGGCTTTTAGCTGGATTCAACCGAGCTTTGCCGGTGGTGAAATTGGTCCGTCACTGTATGGCCGCATTGATATGTCAAAGTATCAGGTGGCACTGCGCAAGTGCGATAACTTCATTGTTCGCCAATATGGCGGTGTAGAGAACCGACCTGGTACGCGCTTTGTTGGTCCTGCTAAATACCCTGATCGCAAGTGCCGGTTAATCCCGTTCCAGTTCTCGACCGTCCAGACGTACGCGCTGGAGTTCGGGCACAACTATATGCGCGTTATCAAAGACGGTGCGTATGTGCTGAACAGCAGCAATGTGATCTACGAACTGGCTATGCCGTATGCTGAGGCTGACCTGTTCCGTATTAAATTCACGCAGAGCGCTGACGTTCTGACGCTGGTGCATCCTGCATACCCTCCGAAAGAACTGCGCCGCTACGCGCATGACAACTGGCAGATCGTCGACGTCACCACCAAAAACGGACCGTTCGAAGATATCAACGTTGACGAGACAGTGAAGGTTTACGCCAGCGCCAGCACCGGAACAATTACGCTGACGGCCAATTCAGCCATCTTCGGTGCTGAGCAGGTCGGAAAACTGTTCTATCTCGAGCAGCCCGCGGTTGATTCCGTCCCGGTATGGGAAACCAGTAAAACCACAGCAATAAACGACGTTCGTCGTGCAGACAGCAACTACTACCGCGCTAATACTGCTGGCAAGACCGGAACACTTAGACCTTCGCATACCGAGGGGATGTCGTGGGATGGCTGGGGAGGTACCGGTTCAGATGATACCGGGATCCAGTGGGAGTACCTGCACAGCGGTTTCGGCATTGCAAAAATCACAGCAGTGGCTGGCGATGGCCTGACAGCAACTGCCGATGTGGTTTCGTTCATTCCGTCTCAGGTTGTTGGATCAACTAACGCAAGCTATAAGTGGGCAAAATACGCATGGAACAGCGTTAACGGCTACCCGAGCACCGTTGTTTACTATCAGCAGCGTCTGTACTTTGCCGCGTCTACTGCGTACCCGCAAACTATATGGGCAAGCCGCACCGGAGACTATAAAGACTTTGGCAAGAACAACCCGATTCAGGATGATGACCGCATTATATACACTTACGCCGGGCGGCAGGTAAATGAGATCCGCCATCTTATTGACGTTGGTAACCTGGTTGCGCTGACTTCCGGCGGGGAATATACGATATCCGGGGACCAGAATAAGGTTCTCACGCCGTCGGCGTTTTCTTTCAGCTCTCAGGGGAATAACGGTTCCAGTAACGTGCCACCTATTGCTGTGGCAAACATCGCACTGTTCATCCAGGAGAAGGGCAGCGTTGTGCGCGATCTGGCCTACTCCTTCGATGTCGACGGATATCAGGGCACTGACCTGACCATACTGGCAAACCACCTGTTCCAGAAACACAGCATTATCGACTGGTCATTCTGCATCGTGCCGTACAGCAGCGCGTTCTGCGTTCGTGATGACGGTAAATTGCTGGTGCTTACCTATTTGCGCGATCAGCAGGTTTTCGCCTGGGCGCCACAATCTAGCGCTGGAAAGTACGAAAGCACCTGCTCCATCAGTGAAGGCAGCGAGGATGCTGTTTACTTTGTGGTTAACCGTACTATCAACGGTCAGACGAAACGTTACATTGAGCGCCTGTCCAGCCGCCTGTTTACCAGTGATGAAGATGCGTTCTTTGTCGATTGTGGCCTGAGCTACGACGGGCGCAATACATCATCCCGCACAATGACCATCAGCGGTGGCGCCGGCGAATGGAGTTATCAGGTCGATTATCCGGTTACTGTGAGTGGTGGGGCTTACTTCGTCAGTACGGATGTTGGCGCTCAGATTCAGTTCCCATATACCGGAACGGATCCAGACACTAATGAACCGGTCGCTAAAGAGTTGCGCGGCGACATCATTTCAGTGACCAGTAATACTGCGGTAGTCGTGCGCTTCAATCGGAACGTCCCATCGGTACTGCGCAATGTGGCCACAACTAACTGGCAGATGGCCCGCCAGACGTTCAGCGGCCTGTCGCACCTCGAAGGTCAGACAGTAAATATCCTGTCAGATGCCAGCGTTGAGCCGCAAAAAACTGTAACTGGTGGCGCTGTCACGCTGGAATCACCTGGTGCGGTAGTGCACATCGGTCTGCCGATCACCGCTGAATTCGAAACGCTGGACATCAATATCAACGGGCAGGAAACTCTGCTGGATAAAAAACAGGTTACCCCGACCGTAACGATGGTGGTCAACGCCAGCCGCGGAATCTGGGCAACCACGCCGGGCGGAACGTGGTACGAATATCCACAGCGTGAGTTCGAGTTTTACGACGATCCGGTTGATGATGCCACCGGCAAGGTTGAGGTGAAGCTCGACAGCAACTGGGATAAAAACGGTCGCGTAAAGGTTCGCCAACTTGATCCTTTGCCTCTGTCAGTGCTTGCTGTTCTTCCTCGCCTTACCGTCGGAGGCTTCTGATGATTAAAGCTCAGATCGTACCCGCTACAGCAGAGCATATCGAAGCCATTATTCCACTTGTTCGCCAGGCTGATATCGATGAATTTCTTGCAACCAACGGATGGAGTCCGCGCCGCGTGCTGGAAACCGGTCTGCATACATCAACATTCTGCTGTGCCGGATTGATTAACGGCGAAGTGGTGACTGTTTTCGGTGTTGCTCCAGCATCAATGATCGGCGGCAGTGGTATCCCATGGCTGGTGGGCACTGATGCGCTAGAGAAATACCAGCGTACCTTCCTGCGCCGGTGCGGAAAAGTGGTCAATGCAATGCTGACTGTTTACCCGTATCTTGAAAATTATGTTGATGCGCGTAACCACACTGCGCGCATCTGGCTTCACTGGCTGGGATTCACCATCGATGAACCTCAGCCATATGGCATTAACAATCTACCGTTTCACCGTTTCCACATGGAGAGAAAATAATGTGCAGCCCGGCTATCGCTCTCGCTGGCGCCAGTGTCGCTTTAAGTGGCGTTTCAGCATACAACCAGTACCAGCAAGGTAAGTATTCATCTGCTGTTGCCGAGCAAAATGCAGAGGTGGCTACGGCACAGGCACAGGATTCTATCAACCGTGGCAACGCTCAGGCTGATGAGGTTCGCCGTCGCAATCGGCAGGCCGCCGGCACCCAGGCGGCAACTATGGGGGCTACAGGTGCAGATCTCTCCACTGGTGGCGCGCTGGATATCTTTGGTGATACGGCTCAGTTTGGCGCACTGGATGCGCTGACTACGGTTAATAACGCTCAGCGTGAAGCGTATGGGTATGAAGTTCAGGCTGCCAACTACAAAGCCCAGGCCAGCGCTTCGCGTAAGCAGGGAAATATGGGCGCATTTACCACACTGCTGACTGCTCCACTTCAGGCATACGGTGCTTACCAGATGGGCGGCGGAACGTGGTCACCATTCACCCAAAGCAAAGCGGCACCAATAAGCGCTGCTATCGGCACACCAACCGGTCGATAAGGAGATATCAAAATGCCAGTTGTACCTACAGTCACCGGTCGTCAGGTCGAAAGCAGAGGGTTTCAGTCTCCTGGTTTTCAGGCTTTTGATCAGCCAAACATCGGTGATGCGCTGACACAGGTTGGCGGCAAAGCACTTGATGTTTTTGCACAGGCAAAGCAGCGTGCCGATGTTGCTCAGGCTCAGGATGCATCGTTGCAACTCAGCCAGATTTCCAGTGATCTGCTAACTAACCCTGATACCGGTCTGCTCAACATGCAAGGTAAGAACGCTCTTGGCAAGGGGCAGGTTTATACCCAGCAATTCGATGCTCAGGCAGAGCAGATCGCGATGACATTGCCGGAAGGTGCCAGGGCTGGTTTTATGCAGCAGGCTCAGCAGCAGCGCATTCAGTTCACCACCCAGGCAGGAAGGCATGAGATAAGCCAACTCAATGCCTATGAAGAAGGTCAGTTCCAGGCGACTCTGGCGAATAACGGTAAACTGGCTGCTGCCGCCTATGGTGATAATGCCAATTATGTTCTCTACAACCAGCAAACTTTCCAACAGATCGAAGATTATGGCTCCGCTCATGGCTGGAGTTCTGAACAGATTCAGGCCAAAAAGATTGAGTTCAAAGAGAAGGTCGCCGATGCTTCCCTTTCTCAGTGGTCGGCCAATAACTCCATCGAGTTCATTCAGAGCAATGGTGAGTTAAGCGATACAGTTACCGGCTCCCGCCGTGCGGTATCAGAAGGCGGTTCTGGCGATAGCGCTCGTGGTATTCGCAACAATAACCCAGGAAACCTCGAGTACAGCAAAACCAATCCGTGGGTAGGCCAGACTGGTGATGATGGTCGCTTTGCCAAGTTCGAAACTCCAGAGCACGGCATTCGCGCGCTTGGTCGCAACCTTCTGTCGTACCAGCGACAAGGCATTGATACTGTCAGCGACATCATTAACCGCTGGGCCCCGCCGTCTGACAATAACGACACCGACGCCTACATTCAGGCAGTATGTGCTCAACTCGGCGTGACTCCTGACCAGCCGCTTGACGCATCAAATCCTGATACGTTAAAGGCTTTGTGTGCTTCCATTATCCAACATGAGAACGGCAGCCAGCCGTACAGTGATCAGCAACTTGCTACCGGTGTTAGTGCGGCCATCGGTCTGTCACAACTTCCTACCAGCACCAAACGCTACACGGGCAACGCGGCATTTGACGCTGCATCTCCGGAGGCCCAGGCGACATTCCTTCGCCAGGCTGACCAGATCCGTAAGCAGCAGCAGGCGGAATATCGCACTAATATCGACAGTCGTGTGCGTGATGCCAGCGCAGCATACATGCGCGGCGTTGACTTCCCTGATGCTCCTGCGCAGAACGACTTCCTCGCCGCCTACGGCGTGCGGGAGGGAAATCTACGCTATACCGAGTTTCGCAACACGCAGATTGCCGGACAGTACATCGGCTCGTTCCGCAATATGCCTACTAGCAGCATTCAGGCGGCAGTAGAAAACTTGAAGCCAGATACCGGTGAAACTGGTGAAGGATATGCAGCGCGTGCCCAAACCTATGACGCCGTTGTCTCTGCTGCCAGTACTGTTCTCGCGCAACGTAAAGCAGACCCAATTCAGTTTTCACTTTCTTCCGGGCAAACAAAGCCTATCGATATGACCAACCAGAACAATTTCAGCCAGACGATTGCCATTCGGGCTTCTCAGGCTGTAGATCTGGCTAAATCATACGGCACGCCGCTGACGTTCTTTTCCAAAGAAGAGGCGAATCAGATCGGGGCTTTCTTCCGCGACGCTCCTGTTTCTCAACAGTCAGCGTACCTCGATACTATCCGGCAGAGTACCGGAGGCGGTCAGGTGTACATGTCAGCACTCCAGCAGATCAGCGCCAATGCACCATCTGCTGCCGTTGCCGGGATCCTGATGGATAAGCCAGGCGGAGTAGTAGCAGAGAAAAACTGGTTTAACCCTGATGTTTCTGTATCACCTGAATCGGCAGCGCAAACCATCCTTTCTGGCGCAGCAGCTCGCAAAGGTACAGATGATGTGAAAGGCATACCAATGCCGAAAGATAACGATCTGCGACTAGAGTTCTCTGACATGGTGAAGGATGCGTTTGCCGGTGACGCGCAGGGTGCATCAATGGCCTATGAGATAGCAAAGGACTATTACGCCGGGGTGATGGCGAAGAAGGGTGTGGTTTCGGGTGAAATTGACAGTGACACATGGAAGCAGGCTGTTAACGTAGCTACTGGTGGCGTTCACGATTATAACGGCATGGGCAGTGTGCTGTTGCCTTGGGGGATGTCTGCCGAACAATTTGATAAACAAGTTGATCAGGCATGGAAAACTCAGGTGACTGGAGCAGGAATTAAAGCACCGGCAGGCCAGTACGGTCTGCAAAGCTATGGAGATAGCCAGTATCTGGTGAAACTCGGCACTGGGTATTTGCTGAAAGATGATGGAACTCCTGTCGTCATCGACCTTACCCAACAGCGCCAGAGATTCTCAGAGGGGATCCCGCAATGAGTTACTTTGGTCTCAACGCAGTTAACCAGAATCAGCAACTGGATGAAGCGGCATCTAACCCTGCAGGGTTTAATACCGATGTCGGTTTCTTCGATAACTCAGGTACTGCTGCTGTTTCTGGCCTGTACTCTGGACTGGTTGCAAAACCTGATCAACTTCTTTGGGCTGGAATGGATAAGATCGTTTCACCCATCGCTAAGTTTGTTAACGAAAACACTTCCATCAATGATACATCGGCTGAATACATCGGCGAACAGCGAAAACTCGCAGAGCAGCAAGTTAAGCGCCTGACTCCTGACGCCGCCACAACAGGAACTGCTGGTCAGGTCCTGAATGGTCTGTTCGATATGGGTGGCCAGGCGGTAGTAGGAACATTGCTTTCTGGTCCGGCAGGTGGTGCGGCGGCCGTCACTGCGTTGCAGGGCTTCTCTGAGTTTGAGAAATTAACTGCTCAGGGCGTAGATTTCAGGACTGCTCAGGAAGCTGGTCTGGTGCAGGGTGTCACTGCTGGCGCTGGCACATTGATCCCTATGAGTCTGGGTTTACGTGCCGGCGGGGCGCTGGCAGAAAGTGTTGGCGCACAACTGGCGAGGACAGGTGAAAGTGCAGTACGTAATGTTGCAGCTACTGCTGTTCGCGCAGCTCCAGATATCGCATACGCAGCCGGAACTAACATTGCCTTTGGGATGGCCCAGCGCGGGCTGACTGCAAAGACGCTGCGTGATGGTGGTTATAACGAAATGGCGGCTCAGTACGATGTGTTTGATCGCCAGTCTATCGCCATCGATGCGGTTCTTGGTGTGGCATTTGGTGGTGTTGGCCGGTTCCTTAATTCCCGCGGTGAAAGTGCTGCAACTCCAGGGTTTTCCCCGGCGGAGGTGGATGCAGCGCTGGCAGCCAATGCCTCACATCATGCTGAGATTGATGTTGCTCCTGGTGTTCCGGTTAATGTTCTGTCACGTGATGCGCATATACAGGCGCTACAGAAGGCGATGAATGACGTAAGCCAGGGCCGTGCAGTTGATGTGGCCAGCATTGCCGAACCGGCTTCATTCACTGAAATTCCATGGCGCAGAAACCTGATTTCTCAGGCGATCGATGAAACCCTGTATCGCACAGATGAAGGTAGCACTCAGGTTGCAGTTGACACCAGATTGCTTGAGCAGCAGGCAGCACAGGCTTTAGACGTTGAGCAGGTTAATCAGTTACAGACTGATATCGCCGGTATTGAGCGATACATTGAAACACTCAACCAGGAACGCTCCGGAGTCCTGAACGAACAACCTTCAGGCAGCGGACGTGAGTTATCGCGTGCACGCGCAGCGCGTCAGGAAAGGCTGCGTGATATTGACCAGCGTATCAATGACGAGTCGGTCAGACTACAGACGGCAAAGGATAATCTGGCGGCGAATGTTGAGGGTGGGGTTAACTTTGAAGCGCGGGCGGAATTAGCACGGCGTCAGCAGGCAGAAAGCGATCTCAATGCTCAGGCTGTTTCATTCTACAAAACGGCAGAGGTCCGGACTCCTGACGAAGTTGCACCTTTTGAACCTAGTGCCATATTGCGGCAGGCAGAGCAAAGGCCAACAGCGGAGCAGGCCGGAGATATGGATCTGCGTATTGCTGAAGACTCGCTGGTTGAGTCACCTGACATGATGATCACCATTCTCGATGATGACGGAAACCCACAGTCGCGCAGCGCTCGGGAAGTGCTGGACGAAGCGAGCAAAGAGAATGAGCAGGCAATACAGGATTCCAGCCTTTTTGACGTGGCTGTAGCGTGTTTCTTGAGAGGATAATTGAATGAGACAGGAATGTATTCAGGCCGTGCAACAGGCAGCACAGCGCACTCTTACAGCCAGAGAAATACAGAATATCGAAGACCGCATTTACCGCAATATGCGATCTATTGCCCGTGACGATCCGATGTCATGGCGTCAACTTAACGACGCTGAGCGCCTGCGCCGCGCCGGGCAACTGGCCGCTGAAGAGTTGCAGCGAGAGGCGGCACTGAAAAAACGCCGTGTCGCGCTTACCATCGCAGCGCGTCAGCGCCTGGACAACTTCATTAACAGTTATCAGGGTGCTGACGGAAAGCTAGGCGCACTCAACCGCACGATCGCCTTCAGCGCTGACGGGAAATCAAACTTTCTGTCTGTTGAGTCACGCACGAAAGCGACACGTGATTACGCATTAAGCCAGTTACAGGAGGCGTTCGAGGCTGTTGATCCTCGTTTCTTCGGTCTGTTTGAAGATGAGGCTGGTGTTAGAGATCTTGTCTTTGAAATGCGCGGACAGAAAACCGGCAATGCGAAAGCCATGAAAGGGGCGAAAGCCTGGGGCGAGGTTACTGAACTACTGCGTCGCCGTTTCAATGATGCCGGTGGCGATATCGGATATCTGGAAAACTGGGGTATTCCACAACATCACTCGATGGAAAAGGTTGGCACAGTAACAAAGGATAAGTGGGTCAGCGATGTGATCGGTAAACTTGACCGAAAATATTACACCCGCGCCGACGGTCAGTTGATGAGCGATTCTGAGCTTACAGCTTTCCTTGGCGAAGCATATAACACTATCGCCACTGGTGGTCTGAATAAACTTACTGATACAGGTATGCGTATTTCAGGTGCGCGGGCAAACCGTGGCAACGCCTCACGCCAGATCCACTTTAAAGACGCTGATTCATACCTGCAGTATCAACAGATGTACGGCGACAGGTCGCTGTGGGAAATCATGGTCGGACATCTTGAAGGGATAAGTAAAGATATCGCGCTGGTGGAGACATACGGGCCAAACCCGGATCACGTGTTCCGCTCTCTGCTTGACCAGACGAAATCAGAGACAGCCACGGCTAACCCGCAGAACACAGGGAAAATAGAACGGCAGGCAAACAACACAGAGAACCTGTACAACTTCATTTCTGGAAAGACGCAACCTGTAGCGAATCCGCACATCGCTCGCTGGTCTGACAATATCCGCAACTGGATGGTTGCCAGTCGCCTTGGCTCTGCGCTGCTGGCGTCTTTCTCAGACCTTGGCACCATGTACCTGTCGGCGAAAGTTACCAACCTACCGATGAATCAGTTGTTCCGTAACCAGCTTGAAGCTATGGACCCAACGAATCGCACTGAGCTTGCTAGGGCACGTCGTGCTGGCTTGGCTATGGAATCACTGCTCGGCAGCGTTAACCGCTGGGCGATGGATAATATGGGGCCGTCTGTCTCCCGGTGGGCTGCAACTGCGGTTATGCGCGCCAGTGGATTAACTGCGTGGTCCGATGCGCACAAGCGTGCCTACGGTGTCACTATGATGGGTAGTCTTGGCGATGTTGTTAACAGAACGCCAGATCTGAAAAGTCTTTCAAATGACGATTTTCGCATTCTTAAAAGTAAAGGGATCACCGATACAGACTGGAGCGTGTGGAAACTGGCTCAGCAGGAAGACTGGGGAAAAGGAAACAATACGATGCTTACTCCGGAAAGTATCATGCGTATACCCGATGCTGCTGTAGAGCACCTCGGATCACCGGAGCGCGTGAAGTTTGAAGCAATGCGTAAGTTACTTGGAGCGGTGACAGAAGAAGTTGACATGGCAGTAATTACTCCCGGTGTGCGTGAACAGGTGTTTACAGGATCTGGTATTCAGCGTGGAACCTGGAAAGGGGAATTGACGCGCAGTGTTTTTTTGTTTAAATCTTTTCCAATTTCGGTGGTTATGCGTCACTGGCATCGTGCTATGGGGATGCCTTCTGCCGGTGGCCGTGCAGCTTATATTGCGACATTCATCGCCAGCACGACGCTACTTGGTGCGCTCTCTCAGCAACTTAACGACATGGCATCAGGTCGAAACCCGAGGGAAATGGCTGGTAAAGATGCCGCTAAATTCTGGCTTGGTGCATTACTGAAAGGTGGCGGTCTTGGCTTGTACGGTGATTTCCTGCTGTCGGACCACACCCGGTACGGTAGCGGTGCACTGGCTTCAATGCTCGGACCGGTAGCTGGTCTGGTCGACGACGTTATCAAAATCGGGCAGGGAATCCCGCTGAATGCGATTGAGGGCAAGAGCGAGCAGACAGGCGGGGATCTGGTTAAGCTTGGCAAAGGACTGACACCTGGCGCAAACATCTGGTACCTGAAAGCAGCAATTGACCATATGATCTTTAACCAGATGCAGGAGTATTTTTCCCCTGGCTATCTGCGTAAGATGGAGCAACGTTCGAAGAAAGAATTTAACCAGACATACTGGTGGCGACCGCAGGACGTCACACCACAATAAGGATCGTGTATGAAAAAGATTGGCCTTGTTTTTATTTTGATTCCTTTTTTTGCGCAGGCAGATCTTTCTGCAAGTTCGTATTACAAGTGCATTAAAGATAATGTGGTCAAATACAGTAAGACCAACGAATCAGCTGATTCCATTGCTTCTGCTGCTGTTACTTCCTGCGGTAGTGTATTGGGAGAAGTGCTAAAAAGTAGCACCCCATTCATGAATGCGAGTGCTGAAGCAAAATCTAAATTTATTGCTGATATGAAAGCTCAAGGTAAAGAGGCTGGAATAAAGTATGCGATGGATGAAAAGCTAAACAAGGGATAGCGTGACATGTCACAAAGGCCGCCGAAGCGGCCTTTATCTTATCAGAACTTACCGGCCATGCTGTTGATGTACTGCGCGTGAGTCTGGATATCGCGCAGGCATTTACTGGCACCGACAATGTAGTTCATCATCGCCGTAACCTCAGAAAAAGCACCTTCAACATTATGCCCGTCGGAGTCCATCTTCCGTAGCAGGTCCATCAGCATTGACCGCTCCGTCAGGCCAAGAACACCTTCAGGTGAATGGATGTGCTCACGGTAGTTCGGCTTGAGTGGGGCGCTGTATTCCTGCTTTTCTCCCGTCTTCATCGCTTCCAGAATGGCGGGCATGAAGCTGGCCACAACCTTTTGCGCCTTATCTGCTGGTGATAATTCTTCACGAACGTAGCGACCGGTGCGACGGATTTGCGGGAGAACTTCGCCGGTTACCCATTTTCTGAAACGGTAGGGGATAGTGCCTGGAGTAACCGCATCGCGGCAGCGAAGGATTAGAGTATAGAGGCCGGACTCGGAGATGATTGTTGTTTCCTGCTCTCCGCCAAGGGTGTCGGTTGAGCCTACCCCCTTTTCATCACTATCGAGTTTACGCACAGCGTCTCGATGGTTTGCAATTCCAATGGCACGACATACATCCATCGCAACAAACCAAGGAGCACCATCGATAATAATGGCTCTAACTTGGCAATCAGACTCGAAATTGAATACGGAAGGCTTAATTTGTGTAGACATAGTGTTCTCCTTTTAGTCGGATAACACCACCACTGAGACCAATCAGATGGTGGTGAGCTGTGCAGAGTTGGTCTTACCGGCTAAAAGGACCCGGCGCGGATTTCTCCGCCCCCACACAACCCACCATAATGCGAATGTGGCCGTGCTTAACGCATAAAAAAACCGCTTGCGCGGTGAATGCGCCTTTTAGTAATCCGGGAGACCAATCCCGGCACTGGATTTTGCCAGTGCCTGATAACTATGGCACAAGTATTTTGCGTTGTAAATTTACCGTAAAGGTAATGATAAACGCATGTTGTAGGATATTTCAACCTTATGTGGTTTGTTTTCGTAACTGTTCGGCACAGTAATCGAGATGCGTTTGCAGATCCTGCATAGTCATTTGAGAACTTGTGACGTAATTCACAAGCGCAACCAGTTCAGCCAACGGCCCGTCAACGTTGAAGCCATCTTTATCGAGCTCCCGCAGCAACTTCATAAGATGCGAATCCTCCACCAGGGACCTAACGCCTACCGGCGTGTGTATTCTTTCCTCAAATCCTTCTTCCATCGGATGGTGATACTGCCGTTGCATCTCTTCTTCTCCATGCAATCACTGTATAAACATACAGTAGCAGAAGATATCAGGACTATCCAGCATGAAATGCAAATTACCTGTAAGGTAATAAAGCAACTGATTAATACCTAAACGATTCATATAAGGTTTTTTGGGTAATAGAATGATCCAGAGTGCATGCGCGCCGGGCGCAAAAGCAATCTGGAGAAAATGACATGACGGTTTCAACCGAAGTTGACCACAATGACTACACGGGGAACGGGGTCACGACATCATTCCCCTATACCTTCCGAATTTTTCATAAGTCTGATCTGGTGGTGCAGGTTGTTGACCTGAGCGAAAACATCACTGAATTAACACTGGACACTGATTACACGGTAACTGGTGCTGGTGGGTACACTGGCGGAAATGTTGTTTTGTCGTCGCCTCTTGCCGACGGTTATCAGATTTCGATATCACGAGAGTTGCCGGTTACCCAGGAAACAGATCTCCGAAATCAGGGTAAGTTCTTCGCAGAAGTGCATGAGGATGCTTTTGATAAACTGACGATGCTGATTCAGCAGGTACGCAGTTGGTTAAGCCTGGCTCTTCGTAAGCCATCATTCGTGGCAAATTATTATGATGCTCTTGGCAATAATATCCGTAACCTGCGCGAACCTGTCAGGCCTCAGGATGCAGCTACTAAAAAGTATGCAGATTCATTAAGCGCAGGAAACACATCTTATACAGATTCGTTGTTCAGCAGAACGATCCGCACAGGAGAAAGCATCCCGCAATTACCACCAGTTGAATTCCGCAAAAATAAAATTGTTGGTATGGATAATGACGGTAACCCGATCATGTTGTTACCGGAATCTGGTTCTGCCTCTGATGTTCTGCTGGAGCTGGCAAAGCCTACTGGTGCCAGTTATATCGGTACGAAGTACGGGAGTCTTGACGAATACATAGATAATACTCCAAGTATTCTTGCAACTAAATATATGACAGAAGCTGAACTATTATCTGTTTTTAATCGTGACAGAAGTGTTTTTGTTGATCAGGCTCTTCAGTTAGCCGCTAATGAGGCAGCAGAAAAAGGTTGTGGTGTATTCTGTCCTCCTGGTGATTATGTTGTCGATAAGAAAGTAAATCTATGGACTGGAATAACATCATTCTGGGGGGATGGTGGGGCGACGATTGTAAGAAGTCAGCGATCATATTTTATATCCGGTTCGACTACGGATATTGATCCTACTCAGGACCGTTCAAATATGTTGCTGGTTGCATCAGGGGCTAGTGGTAACATTTCTATCCATGGTTTGCGTTTTGATGGAAATGCAAGGAATATGGAGGTTGGTGCTTCTGGAGCAGGTTCATCTATACCTGACCAAACACGATATATAGACGTGTGTCCGACAAACGCAGAACCTTACGACAACACTCCTGACGGCGTTAAAACTCCAGTACCTAATGTCACATGGTCAGATCACAGATACTCACTGGGTGGGGTTCTGATATTTGACTGCGTATTCTATGATTCTCCTGGTTCATGTGTTGGCGGTAATATGAGAAATATCCGCATTCAGGGAAACACAATGGACGGATGGTATGATCATGCTGTGTATACCGCTGGTGCTACATTTGCTTCTCCTGGTGTTGGTGCTCTTGTTGAAGAGATAGCAGTAATTGGTAACTCAATGAAAAACAGGGTTAACACAAGGGGTAACGGATGCATAAAAGGCCGTTGTGGTTTCACTCGCTTCTCAATAATAGGAAACAACTTAGACGTTTTAGATAATGCCGTTGTTCTGGATATGCCAGGTTCTAGTGGTAATATTCCATGGGGACAAATCACTGTATCTGCCAACAACATTAAAACGCAGGGTGTCGGTATCCACATTGTCCCAGGTACCTCTACTACTCCATGGATTGATACCGGATGGATGAGAGCACTGGTTGTTTCTGGAAATACAATCAGAGCATATGATCGAATCCTTCTGATTGGAACAAACGGAACCGTTATTGAATCTACAACTATGTCATTCAGCAATAACGTGATGACAGCCCCGTTGTTTATGTATAACTATGCAGCAATGAGCAATTGCCAGTTCAAAGTTGAAGGTGGTCTGATATCAACAAGTAGCCCGGTATTCATGAACGCGAGCGATGATTCAGGCTCGGTAAATAGCTCGATAACTTTCGCAGATGTTGAAATGAGGTCTGACTCTACTGCCTCAGTAGGATTTGCATCACTTGGTAACTTCAACAGAATTTTATTAACTGGCTGTAATGTTAATAATATGCAGTTCTCAACTGGTGCTGCTGCTACTCAATTACAGATTAAAGATTGTAATGTGTCATTTTTTTCTGGCTTTTCAGCAACAGCTATCCCATTTATAGATACTGTTACTTCAACTAATGTTGGGCTTATGAACCTAATAGAGATTGAAGGCAACAAATTTGATCGCGGACCATCTCTCATGAGACTGAAATGCTCATCTGCTTGTACTGTCTTGTTCACAAGAAATAAATTCATGAACTGCTCTAACCGAGTTGTTAATTTCCACCCAATTGGATATTCACCTAAAGTTTTGATTGTATCTGATAACGTGCAAATAGGCGGATTTCTTTTCAATCAATTGTTGACAGGGGTATCTAAGGCAACCGGTACCAGTTACGCAGAATTTACATATAACTATGTGGCATCAACTACACCTGGAACAGCTGGTAACGCGACGATACTAATCGATGATGGGTCAACTCCATGGCTTTCACAGTACGAAAACATCAGGATTGCTGACAATATGTTCAAAGATGCGACTAATGCTATACAGTGCACTGGCTCAGCTGTATCTGGAATAGTGTCATTGAACAAGTTGTGGTTTGGAGACAACTCTTCGACCAACTCAACTGCAACATGTCAGTACCCGGCAGTAAACAAGGCGAATACTGACATGCCGCAAAACATTACCATATAACGTTTACATGCAGCCGCGCAGAACCTAAAATGCTGATTTTGCGCGGCGAATTGTACTATGGAAAGAAGAACCATTCTTAAAGCTATACTTTTAGCTTCAGCGTCATCATCAATACCTAGCGTGCATGCGGCGGTTAACTCTGAGAAAAGTAGGGGTGTTCCTGATTCGTTTGGGCTTAAAAGCCTAAAATCGACTCACATAAAAACTATGGGAATTTCTTCTGGCGATAAGACAATATTAAACGTTGCTTTTATCGGTGATAGTTGGACTCAAGCACCAGACAGATACTCAGGCGTTCTTGCCGACTATCTTGTTGCGAAATATGGTGATGGCGGTTCAGGATGGATTGGTTTCGGATCGCTGTACAGGCCAGGATATTTCACGATTAATGGCTGCGGAAGGTCAAAGAAATTTATTGTTAAATATGATGATCCAGAGTCATGGGCCATCGGTGGATATGCAAACAGAAATACACCTGATCTGAGTGCTGCTGGTTCTAACAAAATTGGTGCAAAGATAACAGTGTTTGGAAGCGGCCCTGTAATTAAATATAAAATCTGCTATCAGAAGTCAGATGGGATATTTAAATACAAAGTCAGCGGAAGTGAATGGGTAACAATTGACGCCAGCAAATCACCAACTGATATATCATTTCATGAGAGAGATTGTAATTTTGATGGAGCATGGAATATAGAATTCGTTGTGATTTCTGGTGAGTGCCTCATTGGTGGAATCATGACATACTCTGGAAAACCTGGTGTCATAGTAAATAAATTGGGGTCAACAGGGTCAACAACTCGTGATTGGGCAGAAAAAGATAGGGATTCATGGGTATCAGGTCTTAAAGAAATGACTCCTGACCTTGTTACTATTCTATTCGGTACTAATGATCAAAACATTCCTTTAACGGTAGATCAGTATTCACGTAATATTCTGAAGATTATCAGTCGCGTTAGAGAGGCTAATGATAATTGCGATATCCTCCTGATAGCACCTTGTGAAAATGCAAGGATGGATAACAAAATCGCCATGAAAAAATATGCCAACGCGTTGTATGAGATAGCAAAGCTAAAGAAGATAGGGTTTCTGAATCTTCAGCCAGTATTTGGCGAAACGCCACGTCATTATGATATGGACAGCAGACTGCCGTTAATTGGCCCGGATAAAATACATCCAATAGAGAATACTGGTGGTAGATTAATAGCATACGCCTTAAGCGAAGCAATAGGATTTTAAATCACCCAAAAGGTAATTTTGGTAGGAGTTATCCTAGGTAATTCAAACCATATATGGTTTATTGTGTATGATGTGATCACCAACTAAGGGGGTCTTTATGCACAGTAAACGGTGGTCATTATGTCAGCCCAGCTAACCAGTGAGTCTTTAAATCAGTGGCTTAGTATGGGTTCTCTAGCTGCGGTTATCGCCGGAGTTCCTCCCGAGGTGGCTCTTGGTGCTTTATCAGGTGCGGTAATATTTATTACCTCAGCCGTTGAGTATCCAATACGCCGCCGGGTTCTCCTGTCGATGATTAGCTTTATCTGCGGTCTTCTCTTTTACAAACCAACCGCATCAATCCTTATCGGCGTAGCCAGCCTGATCCCAACTATCACGCAGGACTCTTTCGAGAAAGGGATCGTCTTCTCTGCTGGCGCGTTCGTGTCGGCAATCGTCGCAGTACGTATTGGTATCTGGCTCTATCACCGTTCCGACAATCCACGCGATTTAATCCCGGGGAGAAAAGACGATGACAACTCATGAGCTGCTTTTACTCATTGCCAATGCGGTTATCTGTTCTGCGATAGCAATCCGCGTCGGAACCTTCCGGCGTAATGGATCGCAACATCGCCGGTGGGGTGGGTGGATAGCCTACTTCCTTATCGTGGCGTCAGCCAGCATCCCCGTCCGCGCCGCATATGCAATCTGGTATCACACACCAATGGCCGCTGATTTATCAGAGGTCATTATCAATGCTGTCATGCTTGCCGCCGTTCTGAAGACGCGCGGTAACGTCGTGCAGATATTCAAAATATCGAGGTCTCAACATGGACATTAACCAGTTCCGGCGTGCAGCCGGTATCACTGAGCAACTGGCCGCACGCTGGTATCCACATATTACTGCTGCCATGAATGAGTTTTGCATTACCAAGCCAGATGACCAGGCGATGTTTATCGCGCAGGTCGGGCATGAGTCCGGAGGATTTACCCGGTTACAGGAGAACTTCAACTACAGCGTAAACGGGCTGTCCGGGTTTATCCGCGCCGGACGCATCACTCCGGACCAGGCCAACGCGCTGGGCCGAAAAACATATGAGAAGTCTCTGCCTTTGGAACGCCAGCGCGCGATCGCCAACCTAGTGTACAGCAAGCGCTACGGTAACAATGCGCCTGGTGATGGATGGAAATACCGTGCGCGTGGACTCATCGGTATTACGTTCCTCGATAACTACCGGGATTGCGGCAATGGTCTGAAGGTTGATTTGGTTGCTCAGCCTGAACTGCTGGCGCAGGATGAGTATGCGGCCCGTAGCGCGGCGTGGTTCTTCGCCAGTAAAGGTTGCATGAAGTACACAGGTGACCTGGTGCGCGTAACGCAGATTATCAACGGTGGCCAGAACGGTATCGACGACCGGCGCGCGCGTTATGGTGCTGCCCGTAAGGTGCTGGCATTATGATCCTGGCATTCGTCAAAGCATACTGGAAACAGTTGCTTATCGTGGCGATGCTTACTGCTCTGGCTATCACTGCGGTGGTTGCCTGGAATGTTCATGGCAGCCGACAGTACGACGCCGGATATGCGCAGGCGCAGGCAGACCAGAAACAGGCTGATGATAAAGCCCGTAAGCACGACGAACAGGAGAAAGTGATCAATGAACGTGAAGCGCAGCAGAGGATCGACCAGGCGCGTAATGATGCTCTTGATGCTGCCGCTCGCGCTGGTAGGTTGCAGCAACAGCTCGTTGCCATCCGTGAGCAGCTCAGGCAGTATAACGCCACTGTCGGCGCTGGGGCGTCAGCCGCAGACACCGGAGTTTTGCTTGCCGACGTGCTCAGCAAATCTCTCGAGCGAAACCGACAACTGGCAGAGTACGCTGATCGTGCCGCCGAAGCCGGAAGAGTCTGTGAAAAGCAGTACGATTCGCTGACCAGGTGA